GCCGACCAGCCGCAATCTTGGCACGTCGGACAGCCACCGACCACATGAATGTTCGGAGACCGACACTCTCGGCACTCCGAAGCGAAACCGCCCACTATTCGTCCTCGGTGTGTTCGCGGATCTGGGCCGGAGTCATTCCCGAAAGACGGAGCGCCCGCCGTTCAAGAATAATCGCAACCGCCTCCGAGATTAGCGCCCCCGTTGCGAGCCCGGCCCACAACGCCATGATAACCGGGTCGTATAGAAACTCCATTAGAGGTCTCCGTTCGCGGCGAGAAGGGGCGCGACAAGGGACTTTCCCTTCGCCGCGTCCTGTCCGACCGCCCGGTAGTGTTGCCACGCCACAAACGGATTCGCCGCCGAATACTCGTGGTGGGCGTACACGTCCATCCCGCCCCGGCCGTTGTCGAACCAGAAAACGTGGTTCTGATACACGGCCAGCGCGTCGGGAACGAGATCGGACCGGCTCTCCCGGTAGACCATAGAGCCCGACTCAAACTGGTCGCCTTCTGGCCGCCCCCGGACCTTGAGCCCGGAGAGAACACCCTGTACGTAGCCGGCGTCCTCAAAGAGCCGTGCGGCATCCTGCGACGTTCCGTTGATGGTGCCTACAAACTCCGTCGCCTTCGCCGAATTGGTGAGAGCGAACGCGCTGTTGTCTCTCACGTACTGGTCAAACGAACCGAGAACAACGCGCCGAAACTTGTTCCAATACTCGTTCTCGGCCGCCCCGAGATAGTCGCGTCCGATGTAGTGATACAGAAGCGTTACGCCGAGCGCCGATATGAGCGGGGCGAGAACGGCACCCAATTCAATAGAAGAAATCATTTGGTTAACTTACGGCTTGTACCAAACACTAACCGACCGCGGAGTTGCGCTACTAAACCCACTACCTTCTGCTGTTGCCGTAAACCCGTTACTGTATTTAAACGGAGGAAGCGTGGCAACAGCACCTTCACCAGTTCTCACACCCCGAACAGCAACGCTGTTTCCGTCTACCGTAAGATTCCAATTACTTACCGAACCGGTGTCTCCCGAACTTGCTGACGTAAAAGTAATTGCTCCAACAGTTCCCGAGCCGCTATCAGAAACCGTTACTGGACTGGAGTTTCCGCTATTGGAGATGCCAAAACCGTGAGAATAGTCTGATATATTGAACGCGGTCCCATTATCTCCTTTGGGGCCTTGCGGCCCGGTCGGTCCCGTGTCCCCTGTGTAGCCACGCGGCCCCCGAGAGCCCGTGTCGCCCTTGGGCCCGGTTGGGCCGGTATCTCCGGTGTATCCTCGGTATCCGCGCGGCCCCTGTGAACCAGTTGCTCCATCGGCTCCTGTGTAGCCGCGCGGGCCACGTGAACCAGTATCTCCTTTCGGCCCAGTAGCACCATCGGTTCCGGGGTCTCCCTTCGGGCCCTGTGGGCCCTGCTCCCCAGTAAACGAGTAAATGGTCCCCGTCGAGTCCTTGTATTTAGCAACTCCGTCTCCCTCGTGGAAGTATAGTTCTTTTAGATTTGCGTCTGCGTCGCTTGTGTAAACCGGAGTCCGGTCCGGCGTTCCCCATGACATTATAATTTAATTAACTCTGAAACACAACGAACCCGTCAGAGCGGGTGTAAACTTGTGCGCCTTCCTGTTCAACGCTCGCCGGAATATCCGCAATCGTGTCGTAAATGGCGTTCTGGACCTTCTCGCCGACAGTAACCGTGTTGGGAGAAATGTCCTCTCCGGTGTGGTCGTGCGGGAGTTGTGAATTTACCCACGTTTCTGTCGCAACGGCGTTTCCGCTCACCGAGAGGCTCCCACCAACAGACAGGTCTTGGAAGACGTTTGCCGAGCCTTCAAGAGAGATCGTGCCGCCCGAGAAGTCGATGTTCCCCGCGCTTCCGACAAGCGAGTTAGTTCCAACCGACAGGTCCGAGGTGATCTCGCCACCACTCCGTTCAACCAAGTCGTTGTTGGTTGTCGAAATGAGGTGGTTCAGGTCTTTGATTATGTTGTGGGTAACAAAGTTGTCCCACCCGTCAACCGGCTGTTCGCCCTCCTGATACGAATACCCCGTTGGGTGTTCTGCCCCTGTGTCTCCCCACGTTTTCAGTAAAGTGCTGTAATTAACCATTATTTAAGAATTGCTGAATAAGTGCCGCCGTTTTCTTTTGGATCTCCGTTTGTGTCGAGACCATCATACCCCTGTCCGGGACAGAATTGCCCAAATTATACTCCCCCGAAGACGTGTACGTGAACGTCCCCAAAACGCGGAAACTCAATTGATAGCCCGCCGGAATGAGTAGACGACCGTTTTCTGAAAGTTCGGTCGAACTCAACGCGATGTTATCAATCGAACCCGGCGGGGGGGTTAGCGTAATCTCCGCGGGCTTTTCTTCGTACTCGACCGTTTTCGGATCAACATCAAGAATACCCGCAATTCTGTTGATTAATCCACCAACGGTTCCTTCGCTCGTTATTGACTGGTATTCAGTAAACGTGCGAAGTCGATACTTTTCGACCGACTCCGCGGACTTTGAAACCGTGTCAAACGGTGCGCCAATCTCGGAAATGCTCGCGTTCTTAGAAGCGGTCTGAATCGTTGTCTCCCGATCAATTTCAGACAGGTCTGCGTCGAAATTGTCAATAGACTCTCCGATAACGTCGAGAAGCAGGCGATTGCCACTCTCGTTGTCTTTCGGCATCCAAACAGGCAACGCCCGAACAATATCGTGGCCCGCTTCGCTTAACTCGTGTGCCATTTAGATCGGGTTCTCCGTGATAGAAATAGAACCATCAACAGCATCCGCAGTAGCCAACTGGTAGTCCTGTATGGTGATGTTTGCCGTCCCGGTCGGGTTAGCCGAAACTCCCACAGTCAACGAATTAACGTCAAAGACACCGGGAACGTCTCGGATCGCATATTCAATCTCTCCGTAAATCACGTCGTCGCTAACAGAAATCCGCCCACCTTCCTTGTTTCCGGTGGTAAACACACCACCAACATAGGAAACAATCGAGTCCCGGACAGCATCGTCTCCGTCGTACCGGTCGCTGGTAGACACATCAACGTCAATATACAACTTGATCTGTTCGGGGTTAGAGAACTTTATTGCCTTGCTCTGGCCGTTATCAAGAACAACGTTTTCAGAAATTTCTGTCCCGTGAACACCACCGACCAACACGTCCCCGGCGGCTTTTGTTTCCAACAGCATATCCGCGACCTCGTAACTGTCCCCGCCCTCTACAACCAGTTCGACCTCGTGTGGGTTCAGCCCGTCAACAGTTCCGCTTGCGCTCTGATCGTTTGCGAAAATAGAGACAGACTCAACGTCAGGAACCCGCCGAACAGCACGGACCAGCGCCGGCTGGCTCGCCCGACTCCCGGCCCCCAGTTCCTTCTTTGTGCGCTCGCGGAACTCCTCGTCAAGTTCGCGCTCCTTCCCGCCGGTAGTGGATGTGGGATTAGTGACCGACTCAATCCCCGTGACCGACGACGAAAACGTACTAATCGAGTTCGGCCCGACGTTGCTGTCAACGCCCCCTTCAACAGCCGCAATCGGAGCATCAACAGACACGTTGCCGGCAAGAAGGGTCTTCGCCTCCGTGGTGGTGAACGAATACGGATCGTTCGAGTCCGTCTGAATCGTAGTCCCGCGCGGAATGGTGTAGTCCGTCGAGGCCGCTGTCTCTCTGGAGAATGTAGCGACTCCTGTAGCCACTCTTGCTGGCTGTCGCGTAAGGCCCAACTGTTCACAGAAAAGGTCGAGAGCGCCGCCCTCGGCGTACCGTAGTTGGGTCGAGGAAAGAACGTCGGCCATGTCTCTCTGGGACTGGGCCTGTCGTTCCGCAACCGGATCGTAGAACAGACGAATAACCGCAAGTTCGTTCTCGTTAAGATCCTCGCCGAAGCGGTCTTTCGCGTCGGCCATCATCGAAGCCAAAATGACCGCTTTGGTCTCGGGGTCAAACTGGCCGGTATCGCTATTAACTGTCATTATTTGCTAATTTCTCTAATATACTCGGGGTCGTTTTCGTAGAATACAATAATCTCGATGGTGTTAGGCTTTGAATCAGAAAACTCAATTTCCGTCCCGAGTAGTTCCTCGACGCCCTCAACATTATCCACAACACGCCCCGCTTCCAGCCGCAACAGAGAGAGGATCTGGTCCTCATCAAGTTCTCCAACGATTGTATAAAAATAATCAGTAATGTGGAGAGTCAGCCGTTGCTGGAAGTCCTCTTTCCCCGTTACAATAGCGAGGTCGTTACGGTCGTCAAGTTCTACGTCGAAATTCTTATTCAGTCTAATGTCCATATTAATATTCCTTAAAGAAATAATACGACGGGTTTAACCGTCTATATCACTTCGTGATAGGGGAGGAGTGTTGCGCTATAGGTCCGGAACAGGACGCCATACGAATGTGGCAAGAAGGCCGCCGGTCCAACGGACCCGACACGCCGTCTTCGGTTAGCGGGACAGTTTCTTAATAGAGAACTGTGCCCGATCCGGGACAATCGTTTCCGAAGCGGCCTCTTGGATAGTGTGTATCCGAACTGTGTCTCCCGAGGAGAGATCCTGAATAGACCGGGTGTGGACGCTTGAGGCGTTGTGTCCCGTGTTGTCTCGAACGTACCCGGACCGCCCAACAACACCGGCCCAATTTCCGTTGACGCGAATCCCTATGTTGGCGTTCGTCCGGGCCACGTTAGAAGTAAAGTCGGCGTCGGCCTCGATCTCATACGTTCCGCTCTCCTGAATCGTGACCGTGGTCCCGTCGAACGAGTACGGAACGTCGTTGATTGCTGTCGTGTTCCACGAAATGTTATTAGAGGAGTTAATGTCCGTGTTCGTCCCCTCGGCGTGAAACACTTTATCAGCAAGGTTCGTCCCGGACGAATCGTACACCTCGTCCCCAAGACGGACCGTATGTGCGTCGGCGGATATTTCACCGTCTGCCGCCAGAGTAATGTTAAACGTATCGTCCGCCTGTTTCGAGAACGTCAACTCCGTGTTCTCGTTCAGTTTTAGGCAGAAGTCCCCTTGTGAGAGATCGGGCATGGTGAGCGGTGTCGGATTGTGCGGCGTTCTCGCCACGTAGGACTCAAAGCCGACCTCGTACACCTCCACAATATCCCCTTCTTCCGGGACCATCCACAGCCCTGTCTTCCCGGTCGCAAACGGAATCTCCTCAATATACTCGTCCGGGGAGAGTTTCACAGAAACGTAGATCCGCTTCTCCTCCGGAGCCGGAACGACGCTCGTCACACGACCAATATCTGTGGTCATGATCCGAAGTCCGAGCCGCCGTAGTCGTCCACGGAGTCCCACCGAATGTCCTTCTCGGGGTTCTCAAGCCACGATTCGCTCTGTATGTCCGACGCCGGGAGAGCCGAAACCCCAACATCTACGATCCAGCCACGTCGCATATCGAGTTTGTGCTGAACACTTTGAACCATGAAAACGCCCGTGTCAACTTTTCGCTCGCAATATTCCTGAATGTCTCCCGACGCGGCGAGAAGGTCGCCGACAGCGAGTTGGGCGAGAGCCGAAGTGTCCGAAGACGCTCCGGCGTTGAGAACAAGGTTCCCGTTCTTTCGTTCCATGTAGTGATTCACCAACATTCGCCGAGCCGCATCTTCAACGTCTTTCGGGTTCGTTGCCGGGACAATTGTGTCCGGCTTCAAAGACCGCCCAGAGACTTCATTACCGTCTTCTCCAACAAGCCACGCCTTTCCGTATGAGAAAACGTTTGGCGAAGTCAGAGACTTAGGCCCGCCGCGGGGCGTGTTCGTGATGAACTCGTATCGCCCCTGTAAGATGATCTGGGACAACTTTCCAGAACCGGTTGAGACGTTGTATTCTTTCAGTTTTACGCCCTTTCCGTGAGCCCCGACAGTAAGTGATTGTGGGCTCATACCGCGGAGCCCGTAGTTGAACTGTCCGTTTCGGTCTACCCACGTATCGAGAGCGAACGTAGAAGCGGCCTTCCGAATCGCGTCGTATGGACTCATGTCCGTGAGATTGAGCGAAGTCGAAGCAAACTCGGGGTTGCCAAGAAATTCGGCCAGCCCCCGAGCCGCCCCGGCCGCGGCGTTCTGGCTTCTGTCGATTAGACCACCAGCCGCCGACCCAGCACCAAATTCCTGTTCCACCGCAAGGTTCGGCGTGTTTCCGGACGGGTGCTTAACGCCCGAAATAACGCCGTTGTCGTCCTGTCTCCGGCCGATGATATACTCGATAACCTCTCCCAGTTCGGTGTCCTGAAAGTGCCGGTTAACCGTTCCCTGTTCAAGCACCTTCTCGCCGTCATAGAGCGTCAACGTCGAATCGCTGGAGTGTAGATTCACCGACTCCGGGTGAAACATATAGCGGTCCTGTACGTCATCGCCTAAGCGGAGGATAACCGGCTCAAAACTAATCGCTTTCTCCGATATTTCCTCACCGTCTTCTCTGGAGAGTGTAATCTTAGTGTGCGAGAACTTGCGCCTCCCGCTCCGGGTTGTGGCTTCATACGGCTGAAACGAAATCCCGCTTTTCACAAAGTCAACCGACATTCCGCCCGGAAGCCCACACGTCATCGTATCCTCGGATCTCGTGTGGTCTCCTCCGATTCGCGGACCGGCGCTTCCGGCCCAGTAGAAACCAGATCGATAGAATACTTGAAAAGGTGCTGTCGGGTACTGCCGTCAAACCCAACCGGGCCTTCGTACTCTCCTCCAGCAACGCGGACTTCTCCGGACCAGCCCGAAGTAATCAAATCGAACGTCCCCTCGTTGTCTAAGAGCGTTTCAAACGTCTCTAATTCAACTTCAAGGACAATACCTGATACATGAATATCTCGGTTCTTGCTCCCAAGGTCGGTAACGTCTTCGCCGCCACAGAAGTTTCCTTGGCGATCAAGTTCTCTCTCTTTCGTGACTGAAATGCGAGTCGGAACGTAATGTGGCCCAAACGATAACGAGCCCGAAAGCAGAAATGTCGCCTGTCCAGAAGCCGTTGACGCTTTCGCAACGTCGCCTTTCGTAATTCCAGAAGGGGGCCTCCGTCCCGGTCCTCTCGGGACCGCCATTACTTGTCGGTCTCCGAGTTAACGTTAGATTGTTCGTCGTACATACTTCCAAAGTTGTCCTTCATCTTCTGGTACTCCGAGTTGCCAACGTCTCCGTAGATGTTGATGGTCGAACCGCCGCCACCAGCACCCATGCCGCCACCGTAGCCGCCGTAGCCGCTCCCGGAGCCGGATAGGTCTCCAGCCGAGGCGTGGGTCTTTCCGAGAACCGCGCCACCGATAGCGCCGCCCACAAGGACGAGAAGCGCCCCGAGACCCGTGGCCGCAATCAGGGCGACCGTCGCGGCCAGCGCCGCGTTCAGCGCCCCGACGACACCGATTGCCGAGAGGGCCGCCGCCGCGAGCCCGAACAGGCCGGTAATCATAGACGAGATCCCGGCTCCGGCTGTCCGAAGCATATTAATCGTCAGCAAGATGAACGCTTTAATCAGCGCCCCGAGCGAGGTCAATGTGGCCGCGATGGCTGTGTAAGTCAACTTCGCAAACAGCATATTCAACCCGACCAGCGCCCCGTACAGAAGGAGGACAGCGGCCAGAGCCGAAAGGGTCGCCGAAACCCACTTGTTCGCTAACAAGTCCGAAAGTGACGCTACCATCTTGAACAGCGGGGCGAAGGGAGACAGGGCGAACCCGATCGCCTTCGACACGTTGTAGATAATAACGATAAGCGACATGAGAATCCCCCCGAGTTGGAGGAACGCTCCCATGTTGTCGTAAATCTCGTCAATCCCCCATTCCATGATGTTCAGGTTGCCGAACACCCGCCCGAGAACGGACCCGATTGCCTCAATCCTCGGCCGAAGGTCGGAGATAACGTTCAGGAACCCAATAACCCAATTGAGAATCCCGCCGCCCACACCGCCCAAGAAGCCTTCAAACCCGGCGAGCCGAGTAAGAGGGTCAACGAGTTTCTTTGCCGCGCCTGCCAGCCCGTCAAGCCACTCGTCCACGATGGGGTTCATGGCCTTGAACGCGGGCCGGAGGGCGTCGAACAGTTCGCTTTTGACTTCTCCGATCTTGTCTTTCAACTTATCCATCGAGTCGGCGGCGTTCTCGCCGTAACCGAGAAGCCCCAACCCGACAATCGCACCACCAGCGGCCGCGAGACCGACAAGAGCCGCCGCCGCTCCGATAGCGGCTCCGGCCAGCGTCACCAGCACCGGAATTAGGAGGGCGAGGAAGTTCCACACCATCATAATGTTCGGCTTGAACTTTCCGAGTTTCTTCATGATCTGACCGAATCCGCCGGTCATTTCACCAAGGTCCATCTCGTCGGCCATTCCGACAACGCCACCGGCCGCACCCGCTACCATGCCGCCAACTTTCCGAATACCGCGACCGGCTCGCTGTCGCCGGCTAAACGGGTACGTCCCGCCGCCCCGGCCAGACATGAACAGGTCCGGGTCGAACCCCTTTGCCTGAATCTCCAAACTCCCGAATCGGCCCCCACCAAACATCTTGGAGGCGTCAATATCAGGGTTGAACGAAGTGCCCTTCCGAATCGCCGACATGAAGTCCGAGGTCGCCGTCCCCTGTCCGCCCTCTTTGCTAAAGTCGGGGAGCGTGTTCGGGCCCGGAACGTTGCTCCGGATGATCCGGTCGGCTTCGGCTCGTGCTGTCGGATCGTCCGATAAGCCCGACGACTTGGGCCGAAGGTCTGTGGCTCCTTCAACGGCGAGAAGGTTCTCCACCACACTCTTTTGAACTACGCTGTCGAGCGGGCTCCGCATGGGCGGGCCCTTCATCTGACGCATCCCGGCTCCGACACCCGGAGCGCCGCCCCCACCTCGCGTCTTCAGGTGGAGTGTGGAATACATATCCTTCTCCAGCGTCTTCTTTTTCGCAAGCGCCGCCTCAAATCCCTTAACGTCGATTTTCAGCGAACTGTCGAGACTCTTTTCCAGATCCTTGAGTTGCCCCTTGATCTTCTCTATGCTACCGTCATCGTCAATATCAAGACCGACCTCCAGTTTCTTGCCGTCGATCTTCTCCAACTTCGCTTCAAGTTCTTTGAGATCCTTGGAGAATTTATCGACAAGATCGACAACGACCTTGACGGGTTCAGACTGTGCCATTTAGTGTATTAAAAAATCGAATCCGCGTTGGTTCAGTCCGACTCGCCGTCGTTGACGTAGGTGACTGTCTCGCCCTTCCCGCCGCCTTTGGGTTGGCGAAGATTGTTGACCCGCCCGCCGCCGGACTGGTCGGTTTGCGCTTCCTCTTGCTGGGCTTGTAGTTCGTCCAAAAGGACCATCCGCTGAAACGGCGTCAGGTCCGCTTGGGTCTCTACAAGGGGTATTCCTGCCTCTTTCGACAGCGCCAGTACGCTACTGGCCCCCCCGGCTTCCCGGAAACTTCTCTACGTCCCGCACGTCCCCGGATAGTTCGAGCGCCTTCCCGCCGAGTTCGACCGAGTAACCGCCGACCATCATGCCGACCATCTTCTCGGCCTCGTCCTCGGTGTGGTCAATCAGGTCTCCGTCTTCGGAGTACGACCCCTTGAGGCCGCCAACGGCCGCCCGCTGGATAGCCGCGACGAACGCCTTGTCCATCCGGGTAATATCAATCGTGTCCTCGCCGGCTTCGTCCGCCTCGTCTTTGGCGTCCTCGATCGCCTCGACCGCCTCCTCCTCGTCCATGTCGAGGTGTTCCTTGAGGAACGCCGCAATCGGGAGAAACTTCTCGTCCTTGAGGGGAGCCAGAGACGCCGTGACGCTCTCGCCCAGCATCTCAAACTCGTAATCCTCTCGGTATTCGTGGCCGCGGACACACATCTCGTACAACTTGCTTTCAGACTTGTTAGATTCAGACATAGTATTGGTGCGCTAAAATTCAGAAATCGGTTCTATTCGTCTTCGGGGCTCTCCGCCACGTCGGTCGGGTCGGAGTCCATCGTGCCGTCCCGCCCCTTCTTCATCGCAATAAACTCAAACGAGGTCTCGACCGTTTCCCCGGAGTTCATTTCGTACCCGTCGCTGGTCAGAATGACCTCATAAAAGGCCGTCGTCCCGCCGTCCGCGTGGGTAATCGTAATCGAGTCCAGAACGACAGGAATACCGTTCGTGTCGAAAAAGGAGTCTTCAAGATCCTGTCGGTTGCCCTTACACGTCATGTCTCCTTCATAGGAAACCTGATTGATCGAGTAACCGTCCGGGAGAGTCTGGCCGGAGCCGTAGATAGTCTCAACGTCAACGTTCTTGTTGACTGTAAGAGTCTCAACGACAACTTCCTCGGTCCCCACGGACACCGTAATGTCGGCCGCGCTTTCTTTGCGAGATGCCATTTTAGAAAATTATAGATGTAACTGTCAGCAATCGAAATTGAATCGTAATCAGCGAGAAGCGCCGCGCTACTCGATCTGACCAGCCGAGATGGTCGCAACGATGTTCCGGAGAGGATCGACCGTATCAATCCCAACGTCAACCGAAGCCGTCATCGCGTCCACTTCCTCAACCGTCACGTTGAATCCGGTAATGGAGTTGGTGTCCATAAGGCGGTTCAACTCCGCCGAAATGTTCGACCGAAGGCTGTTCCGAGCCGCAACCGTGTGAAGTTCGCCGATATACTTCTCGCTGTTCAGATTCACGACTTCCGTCACGTAGTCCACAATAAGTCGGTGGAGAACCTGACGCATCGCGGACTCTCCGGCGTTGTCGTCAGAAACCGAAGTCAGGTCTTCGACAATCCGCGCCCCGGCACTCTCGTTGACAATCGGGACGGTATTCGAGGAAATCAGGTCTGCCTGATCAGTCGCGGAAAGCGTGTAGGAGAGGTCGTTAACGGTCTGAAGCCGCTTGAACATCGGGCTGAAGTTAATCCCCAGCCGGGCACGGAGACCACAGAAAGCCCCCACAATACTCATCATGTTCTCGTCGCGCGACGGGTGAATCAACTGAATCCGAGACGAGTCGTACCCGATAGAGTACGCCGAAAAGTCCGAGATAACCGGAGAAGCACCACCAACAATAACGGCGAAGTTATACAGATTAGCCGCCGTAAGGCACCGCTGGTGGGCAAACTGAACGGCGTCGTCGTTCTCGGTAAGCATCCCAACAATATCAACGACCTCGCCCCGGTCGGCGAACATCGCTTCTGTTGCGGCGTCGTAGTCATACGCAGAGTAGTCCACCGTGCCGCTGGTAGACGGTGCCTGATCGAGAACGAAATCACCAGTAACCGGATTGTAGTGTGCCTCGTCGGTCTCAACAGTAACGCTCGACACGTCTCCGTAAGTCGTAAAGACGTTCTTTGAGGTGCCGTCAATAATGAACGAGACCTGCTGTGCGTCTTCGACAACAGGTGCGTTGTCCAAGACGCCTTCGGCCGCAGAAAGCCCGGTAAGGTCTTCTGAACTAACGTCTGTTAGTTCGGGAGCGACAGCAAAGACCGGATATGCCCCCTCGCCAAGCGCCGACACAACCCCGTTAGTGAGTTGCGAATCCGGACCAAACAGATTCCGTGCCTTGACCGGGGTCCGAATTACCTCAACGCTGTTAGGTTCCGCAGTCCCCGCGTCCAGATCCGCTTCTCCGATAAGCCCAATCTGGCCGGGTGCGCCAATATTGACGCCCGTACTCGATGCCGATTCAACGCTGGTCTGAACCCCCGGAAGGGTAGTGTTGCCAATAGTAACCATATAGATTAAATTAAAACTCCTGAAATTCCGCCCGCTACACGTCTTTAGAGATCACAACATCCCACGGGACGGAGCGGATGGTGTCACCTTCTTGCTCCACTCGGCTCACATACACGAACCGAATAGTCACGCCGCTTTCGTACCAGTCCGGCTCGACTACCGGGTTCGACCGAGGTTCCGCGTCTCCGACTTCCCACTCGGTCGTGTCCGGGTTGAAGTCCGAGGCGTCATACTCAAACGGCAAGAAGTGGTCCGCCGCGTCGGAAAGCCATTCGTCCCGCTGGCCCTCGTCATACGTCCGGATAACCACGTCGCACTCCATTCGGTGATACCGGTGAAACTCTCGCCCCGTCGCGTCCCCGTACTCGTCCCGGACTACTCCCGCATACGGGTTCGCCCCGTTTTCTCGGAGACGCCGGCTGTTCCAATTCAGGATACAAACCGGCGGCCCCGCGGTCTCATCTCCGCCCGCCGTCCGAACCGTAACCGTAGACGGGAGCGCCGATTCAAGTTCGCCGAGGAACAGTTGGACTACATCTTTTTCTTTCACAATTTACGGAGTTCTCTTGAAATTCGCTTTGCGGTTATGTCGGCGGAGTTCTTCTCGGCCCACACCCGAGCGTCCTCCATGTAGTGGACGCCCGAAATGCCTTCTCGGTATATCTTATCCTGTAGCCAGAACGCCAAATACACCGTCTCGTCGTCGTATTGATCTAAGTCTCCCATTACACGTCGTACCCAAGGAAATCCAGAAGTTGGCGCTGTTTCGAGCCGGGATTGAACACGTCAAGCCACTCCTCAACCAGCCACGGGTAGTATTCGTGTAAGTTCCCGACGAGGAACTTGATATTACGATCCTCCCAGCCGGAACTTGACAGAACCTCGTGGGTCGTCGCAAGCGTCTCCTCGGCGTTGGCCGACGAGTACGCCCAGAACACGAAGAAGTCCGCTTTCTTGTCATACGTCCCCGCCTTTTTCGCTTCGCGGGCCCGAACCGACTGTAGCCACCAAGCGTGGTTAGACGCTTCAAGAAGTCGCTCCATGCCAGACGCGCCCTTGGTAGACTGAAACGTCGGGCTGTAGTTCCTAATGTCAGACACAACCGCCGCGTCGTAGGCGTCTTCCATCCAGTCCTCTCCACCAACCACATCCGGCCCGAACACGGACTTGTCCGTGAACATCTGTTGCCGGGCGTGGTTTGGGAGATACGCCCGAATTGTTCTCTGTCCCCCGTCGCGCTTCCAGTCGGCCTCGTCAAGAGTCTTTTTCCAGTCGTCGCCGTTACCGTTCCTCCCAAAGTAAAACGACTGTGTGAGGGCGTGTAGCGACTCGTGGAAGACCGTCTTCTTGTATTCGTCCGCGTCAACTGCTTTGTGGTCCGATATGTCCTGTTGGGACCAAAACAGGGCCGCAAACTTGTTGTCGAACCTCGGAGCCACGGACCCGAGAATGTTGTTCTGGCGCTTCTTGGGAACCCGGAACGTCCCGATGAACGACCGGAACGTCTCTTTGATCAGAAAGTCGTCGTCGTAGGTGTCCCACAGTTCGTCAATCCACGTATCGCGGATATAGTCGTTAGAGGCGTCGGTCGGGTCGTCAGACTCTACCCGGTCCCGAAGCGGTTTGAGGAGAGCGGTCTTGTACCCGTCACGGATCACGTTATCGAAGTGGTCGCGTAACTTCTCCTTTTTCTCCGGGGTCGTTAGCGACTCCCAGAACCGACCCCCGACCAGCCGGAAGCCCGAGGTGTTATCAACGCCAACGTCGGTCACGCCGCCGTCGTCCTCAAACCGGACTCGGATCTGCTCGTCCAACTTTTTCGGGAACTGAATAACCTCGGCGCGACGAAATCTGTCGTCAAACTCGTCGTAGATAACAACGTCCTGTCCGGGGAACGTCGTCCGAATGTCCCACGTCTCGTCGGGGTCGTACTCCCGGAAATTGAGCCCCGGAAGGTATCGCCCGTCGCTGTCGGTGATGATCGGATTGTAGTCGTCCGGAACGACCTCAAACTCGCTTAAGTCGTACAGACTGTCGAGGTCGCCGTCCCGGTAATCGACTTTTGCCCCGTTAATCACGCCGTCGTCGCCGGTCGTGACCTCGGAGATTTTACCGAACGAGCCGGTCCCGCCAACGTAGACAGTCTTGCCTTGTTCAACGTCCAGCGGGGAAGCCCCCTTTCCGTCGAAGTTCTCAATCCACTCCGCCTTGAAGTCGATAAACGAGTCGTCAGCGTCTATGTCGAGGGTGTAGTCATACGACCCCGACGTGTGGACCCGGCTGATCGTGCCGGTGAGAGACCCGCGGTCGGGATACGAAACCAGAACCGACGTGCCCTTTTCAAGACGGTCGGCTCCCATCAGCGGGTCGTAATCTCCCTGACTCGGCGGGCGGGTAACAGTTGAACCACCGTCTCCGCCGTCGTCCCCGCTGTCGCCGCCCTCCCACTCTTTCTTGTGCGGGGTCCATCCGGGGTCGAACCCGGTCCCCGTCAAGTGGGCGCGGACCCACGGAATCAGCGATTGAACCGGGGGCATTTTGCCACCATACGATAGCGGGGTGTCCCGCTTCCGCTCGGTTCCGGACACGCCGTACTCCTGTGCTGGGGCGTGTTCGGATACGTTCCGAACAGTCACGGTCTGCCGGTCCCCAAACTCCAGCGTCGTGTCCGCAAAGCCCTCTATCAGTTCGTGGCTCCACACCGCGCCCTTTCGCCGAATCTTGGCTTTGGCCGTCCGCTCGATCCCCCGAGCAATATCGTCCGAGGCGTCGTCCATCCCGTCTTCAATATGGCTCCGAATCCGCCGACCGACCTTCTTGCCGTCAACGGATACTTTGAAGCGCATATTTAATTAACGAGAGTCGTGGTGGCCTCGATGTGGGTCGCGTACCGAGTCATGGCGTCTACCTCGTAGGTCTCGCCGTCGTAGGTAACTCGGAAGCCCTCTTGTGCGGCGGTGTCGTGTCGGAAGACCAGAAGCGGAGAGTCCGCCGGAAGCCTCCCGCCCTCGTGTCGGNTCGCGTTGGGATTCGTCGCCCCCTTCCCGTAGACCCGGACGACCGCCTCGGTCGTTACGGGCGAGAAGGTGTCGTCAGAGAGCGTCTTCCCATAGGCGTTTGTTTCCTCCAATCCGGAGGGCTCGGCAATCTGACACGGCAACCCGAGCCGCTTGATTGAGACCGTTGCCGCTCGACGGTTGGATGAAAGCATCATTAGTTCTCGAACGCCGAGTTGCCGTACTCATACGTCCTGTCCGACCGCTGTCCTTTCAGGTGCCCTCGCGGGCGACCGTCTCCAATCGAGTGGTAGTTCCGCCAGAAGTTGTCAAAGTAGAGCGAATTGCCGCCCTTCTCGCTGTCAACGTCTAACTCCGAGATACTGAACGAGGCACCGTCAATCTCCCCGCCCTTGACCTTCGCAAAGATACAGACGAGCCAGAACAACGTCCGCTCGGCCCGAATGTCGGTGTAAAACTCCAAGTCGGGGTCGTTCTTATTCGACTTCAACTCCCGCTTGGCGATCTCGGTGATCTCCTGAAACTCGGAGCCGGTGACGATCCCCTCGTCGTAGTTGGTCATGGCCCGGACTTCGGCCATCAGCGTGCCGTCGTCAACGGCCATTAGCGGCCCGCTTCGACAACCGCCTTGAAGATACTCTCCTGTCCGTCTTTGAGATACCCGTCAACGAACTTGTTGATCTCGATAGTCGCCCGAGTATCCCCAACTCCCTCAAGGTCTTTCCAAATCTGGTGGGTGGGAAACGGAAGGTCTCCCAAACCGACGAGAAGGAGGGCGTCGTGGTACTCCCCAATCTTTTCGATCGGGACCGTCCACGTCGAGTCCTTGTCGCCCTGTTCGACCAGATAGACGTTCCCTTCCGGGTCAACTCCGTCTACGTCTACGTCAACGTAGGATTCGTCGCGGTCCAGAACCTCACCGAACACTCGGAACCCGTTTTCTTTTGTCATGTATGAATAAAATGGTGAGGCCGATCAGCCCGCGTTAGGACTGATTAGGCGATGTTGTTCGCGCTGAACTTGACGGCCGCCAGCGGGTCCGCCATCTTCGCACCCATCCGCATCGAACCGTAGGCACCCAGAAGGGCCGCCGGGTCGCCGAGCGAGCCACCAGCGCCCCCGATCGGAGCGCCCGTGTTGTCGGTCAGTTCGACGGCGCGAACCGTCGAGGTCTTGATGGGGGTCTCGTCGGCGATGATGTAAACATCCTCGCTCTCGGAGCCGTTGAGCCACGCCGTCTGAACGAACAGAACGCCGTCCTCGCGGAGCGTCTGCTCCGTCGAGTCGCCCTCCCGAAGCCCCTCGGCCTCCGGAATCCAGTAGTTGGTGCCGTCCGTGCGCTCCGAAATGAGCGCGTTGGCAACATCGTTGCTGACCACCGCAACACGGGGCCGCTTCCCGTGTTCGCGGAGATCCTTGTTCGCTTCGCGGACGTGTTCCGCAACCGTGTGCGGGTTCGTGTCGCCCATCAGGGCCTCGGTGTCCGCGTAGGTGTGGCTGTGGGTGTCCGAGAAGGACTGGCCCGCGTAGGGCTCCGGGGTGTACCAGAGCGGCGAGCCGTCCGCGACACCGTTCTTCATAACGTCGAACAGCACCTCGAAAGACTTGTCCTCGGCTCCCTCAACGAGTTTCTGGAACTCGTCGCGGAGCATTTCGCTCGGGTTGTCCTCGATGAACTCACGCGAGTAACCGAGAGAACGGCTGTAGGACTTGACCGAGAACGCCATCTGGGTGGAGTCCATCGTGCCGGTCCGAGCGTGTTCCATCTCGGCGACTTCGCTCCACGTCATGTCGCCCGTGCGCTGGAGGAAGACCCGAGACGAGACCTCCTGCGTGAACTGCGCGAGGAAGCCCTTGGGGGCGTCGTTATACAGATCGAGAAGTTCGACGCCGTATCCGAGAATCTCGTGAAGCGGAACGTCGTCCTTAGTCGTTAACTGTCGCTTGCGGGAAGGATTTGCCATTAGAAATTACCTGTAAAATATGTGATTGTAGTCAATCAACCAGTTCAAGCCGTCTCGAACAGAGTCTCAACGTCGAGGAACAGCGCCTCGCCGTCGTCGTTCGCAATACCGACCGCCTGAACCAGATCGCCGGCCGCCGAAGGCGCGGTCTGGGTGTAGCCGCCGCCGGGAGCGAGGTACACGGGCTGGCCGGGGACAAAGCCCCAGTCCTCGTCCGCGTTCTCGATCACGATGCCGTACTTGACAACCGCGATCCGCGACTCCCCGAGAAGTTCGCGGTTCGACTGAATGATGACCGAAACCTCCTCCTGACTGAAGTTGGAGAGGTCGGTAACGGGGGCCGCCATAACGCCAATAGCGTTAACGGCCGTCCCGGAGTCCGCGTCGGCGGCAACGAGGTCGCCGTTCGCGTCCATCCCAACGAGGTCGCCTTCCTCGCCGGCATACTGGGAGACGGCACCGTCTCGGTTGATAGGCTGTTCTGCGCCGGTCGCAATTCGTGCGTGAACCATTAGAATATAAGTTTAAATCCGCTGTTTAGAGACCGAGAATCGCGTCAAGGTCTTCGGACGCCTCGTCCGTGAAGTTACCACCGGAGCCACCAGAGCCACCGGAGCCGGTCTGGGAACGCTCCTCGCGCTCCGCAAAGGTCAGACCGTCGTCGCCGTCGTCGGAGTCGTCCTCGACCGTCTCCGTAGACAGCGAGAAGGCCCCCATCGCGTCGGCCTTGTTCAGAAGTTCCGGAAGCGAGAACCGCTCGGCAACCTCGTCGGCGTCGAACATCGGAGTCTCGTCCGAAACGACGGCCGCGAACTTGTCGATAAGGGTGCTTTCGGTCTCCGAAAAGGCGGCAACCTCGTCCTCAAGGTCGTCCACCTTCTCGCCGAACTCGTCCCGGTCCGCCTCGACTTCCGCGTAGTCCGCTCGGTTCTCCTCGTGCTTCTCCATGAACTCGTTGAGAGTAGAGCGAAGGTCGGCCTCGTCCATATCCTCAACAGGGTCTTCGATATTGAACTCGTACATAGTTATCAGTAAATCAGATTTCCCGGACGATTAGCCGAGACTCGCCCCAAACGGGGGTCACAGGCTCGCTAACCTCGGAGAAGTGGGGAGAAAGCCCCCCGTCGTCGTAGCCCGCCGGGAACGGGGTCAGACTAAACTCCTGTAGTACCGCATCCATGAACTCGGCTGGGTCGCCCCGTTTCGCGGCCTCCTTGACCTCGATACTCCGGGGGTCCAGCCCAACAGACCCGTCCGTAATAGCCGGGGGGTCGTGGGTGAAGTCCGCGATGGTATCTTCCCGAATCTGGCTCCCCGTCGCCGGGACGTGAGCCATCACACGCAGGAATCCATCAGAGAACTTGATCTTGTCGCCGTACACCCACCCAACGTTCGCCTGCTGGGAGTGGCTGTGGTCGAACTGTAGGGGAATCCGCTCCGGGTAACTCTTAGAAGCCACCTTCGACAGAAACTCCGACGTAATATCGACCTCGAAGGGCGTCCCCTCGTGGCGCGTTCCCGGCTCCATCGCCGCAAAAATAACGTCGATGGAACCGTCTTCGTGTTCACGAACGCCGTACTGGTTGAATCCCTCTCCGAGAGAGTCAACGATGCCTCCCGGAACGGAAAACTCGACGTTCATTCCGAAGGCGTTGCTCTCGGTCGTGGGCTGTGCGTTCGTACTCATTAGTTAGAAGTTAATCAGACCCTCAAACCGGGCCCAAAGTGCCGCAAGCCCCGAACCGATACCAAACGTAATCGCGTTTAGAATCGTCGTGTTGCGGCGTATGTCGTTCGCGTTCTGTTCGGTCGCCTTCTCGACCGTCGTGACACGCCCAACAAGGCGGGTGGTTCGATCGTCCATCCGCTCCAATTGGTTATCAATTCGTTCCGTTCGCTCGTCAAGCCGATAGAGAATCGCTTTCGCGTCTTCTTCGGTAATCGCGTCTGTCGTCCCCTCGGCTTTGTGGTTAGGACTCGTCATTAGTCTTCAAGCGACTGTTTGGGGCGGTCGCTATCCCCGGAATTGTCGTTCTCCGGATTCTGACGTGTCTTTGTCTCGCGGCCCGCCGACTGTGCCCCACCGCCCGTATCAGTCGGCCGTCCACCATC